TGCAGGTTTGCCGTGAAGACCGGCTCGGTATGCATCGAGATGGTGAAGTCTTGCGGGTCGCCTTCGGAGATCCGGACGCGGATGGTGTTGTCAAATATGTCGGGGGTTTCCCAGCCGCCGTGCATGTAGAACAGGTGTTCGGCATGCAATGCGGCCGCAGCCTTCGGGGATCCCCCGCCGTACTCGTGGCCGTAGGATTCGAGCTCTCTTTTCGGCATCCAGCAGTAGTAGGTCATGGCTGTCGTCGTTCCTTCCGTCTGTTGGGCACAGCCGTTTGAGGGTTTGCCATCTGGCACACACACGCGAGCAGTTCGCGGTAGTCGTCTTTCCAGTCGACCATGCGGCGCATGAGGCCGGCTGGTTCTCCCTTGGCCCACAGTCCCAGGACCGGGACATCGCAGGCCCAGGCGGCCCCCACCTCGGCCCACGCATCTGTGCCGGAAGGCCCGAGATACACGACAAGGTCGGATTTCGTAGCGCCGTTCACGTCGAACTCAAATTTTTCGAGGCCGTCGGGGCTCCATATCCAATCCGTGACGTTGGCGTAATTTCCCTGGCGCACCTCGTCCTCGACATGGGTGACCTTCTCGACGAAGGACACGACATTGTGGCCGCGGGTTCGGAGCAGGGCCGTTAGCATCTCGACGGCGTGCTGGTGACGCCAACTGGCTGCGATGTAGATCTTCATGCGTCTGCCCCCTTCTTGTCGGTCTTCGTCTGCTTCTCTTTCTCGCGCTGCTTCGCCCAGCACTTCGGCTCGGGAAGGGCCTTGAACGACTGGCGGCGCCAGTCTTTGTGGTCATATCCGAGGGTGATGCAAAGCCACTTCAGGGCCTTTGCTTCGGGCTTGGTGGGGCGGTCGGTAAAGAGGAGGCGTTTCAAGCGGTCGGCTAACTGCGTCAAACACGCATCCCAGAGCGCGTCCAGGAGATCACCCTCGGGCTGCAGGTGCCACTTTCCCAGGCGGTCCCAGTCCGATCTCCAGCCCGCTCCAAAATCCTTGTCGCTTGCGCAATCCACCCCGAAGGCGCATACGACCGCCGCCACGACCGCCAGATCCGGCCGTGCGGGGCGCGCCTCCCCTTCGCCCTCGCAAAACCCCTGCAGGCGCTTGACAATCCATTTTTGCCGACGTTGTTCCAGGGCTTCCACCTTCTCGGCAAGCGTCTTGCTCTTGTTCTGTCCGGAACTGTTCCCGGATCCCCCGGTGTTCCCCACCTGGACGCTGAGCTCTTCGCAGAAGCGGTCCAGGTGGATGTCGGCAATGGGGATGGTTTTGATAGGCATGGCGTTTGTCCTTTCGTGTGTTTACTGTTCCGCCCGTTGGCGCAGATCGAACGGCAACTCGGCGCACTGGAATCCCGCAGCCTCCTTGTGTCCCCCACCCCCGTGGGCCTTTGCCACTACCGACACGTCGACGTCGTCACGATCATCGACGTACAGGGACACGGTCCAGAAGCCTTTGGCGGTCCAGTAGAACGCCAGCATGGCGTCGAACCGGTCCGGATCCCACACGCTCGCGAAGGTTTGGCTGTTGCAAAGGGCGGAGTTGAGGGCGATGCACCGAAGTCCGTCGAGTTCGGTCTCGAATGCCGCGACGTTGCACCGGGCGCGGTCGGACTGGGCCTTGTAAGCCATGATTGTGGACCCTTTCTGCCCGAAATTATGGATTGCCGCCTCGCTGGCGTGCCGATCAAGCAGTTGGTCCCACACCTGCGCATCCGGGCCGGTGTCCCCGATCGTTCGCATGCCCATCTGGAAAGGCAGTGTGTCCAAATCCTCGTGGTCCCACACGTCATAGCGGCCTAAGAGCCGCACCGCTCGGGGCATCAGGTTATGGGGGTGGAAATACTCCCACGTCAACTCGCAAGCGGCTATGCCGACGCAGCGCGTGCCGGCGAACCGTCCGTGGCCATGACTCTCTTCGATGGATGTCTTGTGGTGATCTATCCAGACCAACTCTGCCTGATTTCTGAGTTGCAGCATGTCCTCGAACGGTTGCAGGCAGAAGTCGACCATGAAGACTTTCTCGCCGACCGCGATCGCGGCCCAGGGGAATTCGTCGCCGTAGTTGATGCCGATCATCTCGCAGTCCGGAAAGTTGCGCCGGACGATGGCGCCGCTGCACTTGCCGTCGAGGTCTGCACTGTGGAAAAAGCACTTCATGGGTTCATCCTTCTTTCTGTTGTTCGGGCGCGTCTTCGGGGGTGGTAGCGGCTTCCGGGTCGGGGTCGGGGTCGGAAAAGGGGGAGTGCGTGCATTCGCAAACCCAACCGGTAAACCACCAGTGCGAGCCGTCGTTTTCGGGCATCTCGACGTGCGTCTTGACGCAGATCTCCCCGCAGTCCGGACAGACGGGGCGGCCGTCTTCGCCGTGCAGGGCCAGGCGGAGACCTTCGCAGGTCCGGACCAGGCGTTCGTGGGGGCCGAGGGGACAGGGGTCGAGTCGGGCCTTGATCTGGACGTCGGACTCCTTGCCGCAGTAGACACAACGCCACTGGGCGAGGCCCTCGCGGCGTGCCCACTTGTGGCCGATGAGCTTCTCGAGTTTCATGTCGGCCAGGGCCAGGAGTTGGCGTGTCTCGCGCAGTTGTTCTTCGGGGGTGAGGGTGGGTTCGGTCATGGTCGTGGCTCCTTAGTTGTCTGGAAAGTTGTCATCAGGATCGACTCAGTTCGCGCACTTGGAGTTTTACGGTCCGCCAGCCTGCCTTACGGAGGTCCTTCCATGGTCGCCGTTCGCGTTGCTCAAGCAGCTCGATACAGCTCTTGCGAGTGACGTCGAGGGAACACCAGATTCCGCAGCATCCGCCTAGGACCGTGCCCCACCAAATGTCCCGAATCGGATTGCGCGATTTTTTCATGATTGCAGCTCCTTGATGTACGGGTTCTCTATCTGCCTGCGGATTTTGCGCAGGTGTGCGACGATCCGGTCCATGTTCCGGATGTCTTCCTCGAGTCGGGGCGAGATCCCGGATCCGCTTCGGCCGCGTTTGCGGCGGATTCCGCGGAGTATGCTCGCCTGGCGCAGGGCCGTGCAGAGCATGTCGTTGGCCGGGCCGAATTCGATGTCGAGGGTAATGTTCATGTTAAGTGTCCGGGCTTGAGGATCGCAATCACCTGCGGGGCGTTGCGTTTGCATGGTTTTTTCGTGTCCGCCTCAAGCCATCGTATCTGTCCGCCGTACCTAATCTCGGCCCCGGCCGCCATCAGCAAGTGAATCGACCACGGGATCGGCAGCACAAGCACGCTTGTCTTGCCTGCGTCCCGCTCCGCAATTGCCTTCCGAGCGAACGCGGCCGGCCCACCATGCGGAGCGTCCAACTTGAGGAACGGCGGGTTGACGTAATTTGCGGTCCCCCAAGGAATCGCCAGGCTGTTGTAGTCCGCCGGACGTGGATATGGGCACGGGTCGAAGTTGAAGTGAAACTCATCATTCAGCCGGGCGTACAGGTCAGGCGGTGTCAGCCAATAATTTTTGCTCATCGTAGGCTCCCGTTTGCTTTGAGCAGCGCGATCCGGTGCCAACGGAAGACCCGCCAGCGGGGTTTGCCCGGAACGAGCAGCGGCACAACGGGCGGGGGCAGTTGGCTTCGTTTGAGCTTCTTCATGGGATCTACTCCTTGCTTTGCTCCGCTGTGCTGCGCTGACGGTCGGAAGGCGAGGGAGACGAGGGAGACAGCACCCCTTCCCAGGCGTTGCGGTTCGAGACGTGGGGACTGGCAGTGGCGGTCTTCGCCGGCATATTCCGGTCTGAGCCGAAAGGCGATTGAGACACCTCGCAGCAGTGCTTGGGGAGCAGTTGCGGCTCCTCGGCCCACAGCAGGACCTCGACCCCGGCCGGCAGTGACCGGGCGTAGGCGAAGCTGTCCCCGGGCTTGATGTCCAGGTTCGGCGCCGGCCCGACGATCCTGGCCGTCAGGGGGTAGGCCTTGCGAATCTGTTGCCAATTGTTCCATTCCATGCGTCTCACTCCCCGCTACAGGCCCAGCACCAATTGCGCAGGCCGGTCGACGGCGTTCGTGGCGATGCGGATGGCTTCGGGTAGACATTCAAACCGTCCCACTTTTTCCGTGGCGAAGGTCTCGCCATCCCAGGTGTAGACTGTCGCGTGGTACATGTGGTCCTTTAGTGGGCTGATGATCGCGGCGGGCTTGCGGGTCAGCCATGCGTGTTCCTGGTTGCGCTGTCGGTACTCGAAACGACAGGGACCGTCGTGCATCCAGCCCGGCCACTCGGTTTCATGCCATCCATATTTCCAGTATCGATTGTTAAACGGGTTCACGCTGCCACCTCCCCGGATTGCGAACGTCGCAGACGTTCTTCGGCTCCGATGCGCTCGCTGAGTAGTTGGACGGCTCCGATGCCGGGGGGCGCCGGCAGTTCGCAGGCTTCCCAGTGGCGGAGGTAGGCGCGCTGTTTGTCGTCGACCGGGGCCTGCTCGATGGCGCTGGACATGGGTATGGTGTTGTCGGCTGCGTATTCACGTATCGCGCCGATCGTGCGCAGGGCTCGGAGCGTGGCGGCCGGCAGGTGCAGCCAGTCGATCTCTTGGGACCAGGTCCCGGATTTGTCGGTGAAGTCCAGTTGCATGACCACGGCACAGAGGTAGCTGCGCGTGGTCATGGCCGTATCGATGTCGACGGCCGGGGCGGAGTCCGTTGGCGTCGGTCGACGTTGGGGCGCCACGTGCGATGTCCGCAGGTCCTGGACCGGGATGCCCGTCTCGGCCGAGAGCTGTTTCAGTTGGGTGTGCTGGACGGCGCGGTTCGGGTGGGCCAGGATCAGGGGGAGAAGGGAGTCGGTGATCTGCTTTGCCCAGGGGACTGTGTCGGCCGACTCGGTGCAGAGATTGGCCAGCCCCCACGTGACCAGGTCGACCGTGGTGTAGTGGATCGGGAGGCCCGCGGCCAGTAGATCGTCGGGATCGCGCGCGCCTTCAGGAGCGCCCTCGGGGACGTCCAGCGAGAGAAAACGGACATCCACGTCCGCGGCCTGCAGGCGGCCGGCGGCTTCGCGGCAAGCCTTGACGCCGGCGGCATCCGGATCCAGGGCCAGGGCAACCGCATCCTGGCCGAAACGGCGCAATAAAACCATCTGCCGATCGGTGAGGGCCGTCCCTCCCGGAGCCACGGCCGGATAGCCCGCGGTCTGGGCCGCGATGGCCTTGAGTTGGCCTTCGACCAGGACGGGGGGCTTGCCGGTCTCGCGGGCGATGCCCGTGGCCAGGTGGTAGCCGAAGAGCAGCTCGCCTTTGCGGAAGATCGGGGTCTCGCCGGTGTTGATGTACTTGGGCCGGGAGTCTTGAATTGCCGGCGCCGAGTCGCTATGTTCCTCGGAGCCGAAAGGCGATTGAGACGGCAGCAGGCGGCCGGTGAAGCCGACCACGCGGCCGGTGGCGTCATGCAGCGGGATGATCAGGCGCCCGCGCAGGGGATCTTTCAGCGACTGGTCTTTGGAATCCTCGCGCGGGCGGCGGAGGACGCCGGCGGCAACGAGTACGTCCGGGTCGACCCCGCATTCGGAAACGGCATTGCCCTGGGCGTAGCCAAGCTGCCAGTCCCGGATCAGTGCGTCGGCGAAGCCGCGGGAACGGGCGTACTCCAGGGCGGAGGCGTTGCGTTCCTTCGTCAGCATGGCGGCGTAGTGATCGGCGGCCGTGGCGCAGGCGGCGTAGAGGTCCTGGCGCCGGATGCCGGTCTCGGCGTGTTCGGCCCCGCCTTCGTAACGGACCATGACCCCGGCTTCGGAGGCGAGCAGCTCGACGGCTTCCCGGAAATCGAGGTTTTCGAATTCCTGGAGGAACCGGACCGGATCCCCGCCGGCTTGGCAACTGAAGCAGTACCAAAGGTTCTTGTCGGGGGTGACCGAGAAGCTCGGCTTCTTCTCGTTGCCGCCGGCGTGGAACGGACACTTGCCCTTCCAGCTCCGGCCGGATGCCTTCAGCGCCACGCGACGTCCGATGACGTCGACGATGTCGACCGCGGCGATGATTTCGGGGACGTTGGTGATCATATTTCCTCTTCATCCTCCTGGACGCCCCGCTGCCCGGTGATGGCGCCCCGTTCCCCGTCTTCCATCTCGCGGCGTGTCCGGGCAGTGTGCGCGGTGCTGTCCCAGGGCACGAACTTCATGCAGTACCCGGTGAAGTGGAGAAGCTGAGCTGTGAGCGGGCCGTTGCGGTTCTTGGCCAGCATCAGTTGGCCTTGGTTGGCGGGTTTGTCTTCTTTGTCCAGGCCCGGGCGCCACAGGAGCATGGCTCCGTGCGCGTCTTGCTCGATCGCTCCGGACTCGCGCAGTTCGCAGAGCTTGGGCGCTTTGCCGGCGGCATCGCGGTTGAGCTGGCTGAGCAGCAGGCCGGCATGGCGGCTGCTTTTAACGGTATGCAACCAAATCTGGCTGATCATGGCCAGTTCGTCGGTGCGGGTACCGCGGAAGCCGGGGATGCGCTCGAGCTGCAGGTGGTCGACGATGAGCAGTCCCGGCCCGTGGGTGTGAGCCAGGGCGTGGGCCGCTGCCTGGCATTGGCGCGGGGTGGCGCGCGTGTCGTCGCAGATGTGGATGGGCAGTTGTTTGATTTCTTCCACTGCGGTCATGAAGCGGTCCGTGGTCGGGATGTTGAGGGTTCCGCGCAGCACGTTGTTGTAGTCGATGTTAGCGCGGGCGGCCGCGATCCGGAGGCTGTAGTCCTGCGCGTCCATCTCGTGGGCGAAGATCAGAACGGGGCGGTCATGGGAGGCCGCGGTGTCGGCCATGTTGCAGGCCAGGGCCGTCTTGCCGTGGCTTGGCCTGGCGCCGATAACGTAGGGTTTGCCCAGTTGCAGGCCGTGGGTAGCGGCGTCGATCCGGGGGAAGCCGGTCGGGATGCCGGTCAGCGTCTCGGGATTCTCCCGCTGGACCAGGAAGTCGTTCCAGTTCTTCTCGGCCAGTTGCCCAACGGTTTCCATGCGGAGCTTGCTGGCGCTGGCCTCGGAGATACGGCCGTGGATGGCGTCCACGAAGTCGGCCACGTCGACCACGCCCCGGCCGAGACCGTCCTGGATCTCCCGCGCGATGCGTCCCAGGTTGCGCAGTTGCACCAGGTCGAGCAGCTCCTCGCAGCGCTGGCCCAGGAAGTCCGGATCTTCGGTGTAGGGACGCAGTGTCGGCAGCGCCTCGAGGGCGCGTTGGTTCGCTTCGGCGACCAGACGGCTCTTGACCGCACCCCAGTCGGCGAGCCGGCCGTCATCGTAGAGCGCGCGGATGGCCGCGGCGATCTCGGAAATCTCCGGCGTCGAGACGAAGGCGGCGGACCAGGTCCGGGCCAGGTGCTGGATGGCCAGCGGGGCGCCGCGGCCGGGTGCGTGCATGATCGTCGCCAGTACGGTCATCTCCAGATGCGGCCCTTTGAGCAGATCTTCTGTCCATGCGTCGGGACTGTTCAAGGCTTTACTCCAGGAGTGTTGCGTCGGGGCTTTGTTCGCCCGCACGGTCCATTGCGTTGTCCCATTGGGGGTTGCCTGACGATTCCGGGTCGGCGGATCCGGCTTCCGGCCTGGGGCGCTGCATGCCCCGGGTAAGCCAATCCATGAGTCCAGCCGGCGTGACGCTGGCCAGCACCGCGGATTGCATGGCGCGCTTGAGGCGTTCTTCGAAGTCTTTCCGGCCGAGCTTCGGGTACTCCTCGCGGAAGCCGACGTACACGTTGGTGGAGAGTGTCGGGTACACCCGTGTGGCGTTGCTCCCGCACTCGCCTGCCATCCATTCGGCGGCTTCGGTCTCGACCGAGGGCGTGGGTAGGATCATCGTGTAGGGCGCATCGGCCCGGCGCGGTTTGGTGAATTCGGCCATGCCCTTTGCCCTCAGTTCCGCGACGCAGGTTCGAACCGTCCGCGGCGTCATGCCGATGTCCGTCGGCGTGAAGGCGGCGTCGTTGGTTTTGGCAATTTTCGCCAGTACCCGTGCGTACAGAAGTAGCGCCGTCCGGCTTGCGGTCTCTATTTGTTGGGGTGTTATCCACGGCATTTGTGTTACTTATCTCAGGCTCTGCTGGGAATTGCTCAGGCTTCCGAAGCGCCATGGTTATCGGCAACGGGGAGGATCATTCGGTACGGGGCGGACGCGCGGCGCGGTTTGATGAATTTGGCCATGCCCTTTGCCCTCAGTTCGGCGATGCAGGTTCGTACCGTGCGCGGCGCCAGGCCGAGTTCCGCCGGCGTGAAGGTGGCGTCGCCGGTTTTGTCGATTTTCGCCCGTACCCGTGCGTAGAGGACCAGGGGCGTTCGGCCCAACTCTTCGGCTTGTTCTACGGTGATCCACATGAGTGTTGCCTTTCGCTTCGTTGGCTTGCTGTAGAAATGAGAGTCACAGACTTCGTTTGTGCCGGTCACGAAGATCCGGTACCGGAATTCGTGGGTGTCGAAACTGTGGAGGTGGGCCATCTCGTCTTCCTTGAGCGTTCGGCACAAGGTCGCGTAGGTGCACCGTGCGAAACGCTTGCCGGCCGCCCCCTTGATCCGGCCGACGTCCTGGGAGACCAGGAGTGCTTCCGGGGGCTTCTTGCCTTCAATCTGCTCCAGGACCTCCCACAACTTGAGCCGTTGTGTGAAAACGCCGAACAGGTGGGACTCGGTAACTACTACGAGCAAGTTCATCCGGCGGCGCCCTCCCTTTTTTCCGTGTCTCTTGCCTCAATGACCAGAACGCCCGCCAGTTCGCACGCCCAATCGACGATGTACGCGAAGCCCGGCGCGGGCTGTATCGGCATCGGCTCGCCTCGCTTGGCCGCGTTCCGGATAAGGACGGCCAACGCCGCGGCGAATGCCTTGTTGTCCTCGTAGCGGCTGTTTAAGTGGTCTCTGACTTGAGTGTAGGTTTCGCCGCGGCGTCGGGAGCGCCAGGCATTCAGATAGCCCACGCGTTCGTACTCCGGTAACCCGTCCCACCACTGTTTGTGATTCCGCCAGTCAGAATTCGGACACAGCCAACCGATGCACTTGGCATCCTCAGTCCAGTTCTTGGCTTCCTCGCGAGCAAGGCGGTTCCAGTGGCTTTCCACCGTCGTGCCCGCAAGGTCGAGTTCAGGCTGTCTATTCGTCATTGATGTCAGATCTCCAATAGCTCCAGGGGGTCGACTTGCGGACCTTCGCCGGCGCCGTTGAGTTGCGCGACCGTCAACGCGCCGGCGTAACGCTTCGCGACGCCGATCTTCGTGATCCCACGCCGCTCGTAGTAGGAAACCGACTGGCGGTCTACGCCCAGGAGGTCCGCAAATTCTTGTTGGGTGATCCCCGTGGCCAACCTGGCGCGCTTCAGGCGGGTGGCCTTCGGATTCTGATTCACTGGCGTACGCATAGAGTCGCTCCTTGGTTCGTGCTAACACTATCTATTTAGAAAGCGTTCGTCAAGACGCGCCAGGCCCATTTATTGACTTTTTTTCGCGAAGGGGTTATTTTCCACTAAACCAATGAGGTAGAGACTATGACTGATAAAGACATCGGTTTAGTGCTGCGTAAAGCACGCGTGCAACTAAAGTTGAGTCAACCGCAAATGGCTTCGCGTGTCGGCCTCTCGCAGACCACCGTTTCGAAACTTGAGCGGGGCACTCAGCCTATGACTCGGCGCATACTGCGCCTACTGGATAGGTGGGGCGTTGACGCTTCCTCTCAGGACTCCATTCGGAAAGCGCGGACATCGGAGAGAACAAGGCAAAGCTTCTTGGCATGGATTTCGTTGATTTCTCGCCGTAGGCTCGGACGCGCCTCAATGGCAACCTATCGTGCCCACAGGGCCGGGTGTGCCCCTTGTCGTTGCTATGTGGTCCCCGTTAAGGTCCCAGTGCTCAATCGTGATCCACAACTGAGCCTTGTCCCCGTGCATTTCGTGCTCAACAAGGGTCGTCTCAATCACGAGTTTAAGCCGAGCCTTCGTCTCTTTTACTGCCGTCGGCGGGGTCCTGGAGGGCCATCCCCCTTCCGAGCTTGCTGCGGGCTGTCCGGCGTTTTGCTCGCCTTCAATCTTTGATGCTTTCACGTGATCTGCCTCCTGTTTTCGGGGTGTTGGGGAACTTTCTCACCTTTTTCTACTGGCCGGCATTCCCGGCTAGTAGAAGCTACTGGCCGGGATTAACGGCCAGTGGAATTCTACTAGCCGGGAATAACGGCCGGTAGCCCGCTCTACTGGCCGGGAATGCCGGCCAGTAGCTTCTACTAGCCGGGAATGCCGGCCAGTAGTCCTTTTTGTCCCTCGCACGTGCGCGTTCCTTATTTATCGCGCCGCGCTCCGAACACATCATCAACAGTTTATATATTCTTTGTTTTAGGATTTGCGGATTCCCACGTTACGACTCCACTTGCATTTGGGGTTGCGGAAATATAGGGTGTTGCCAGTATCCTTTTCAAGCTGTAGTCGCGGAGGTGGCTTTCGATGAGCCCTGCTGAGCAACCCTACATCCCGCAGTTGGCCCAGGTCCGAGGCCTGGCGCCGTCGCTGCGGACGCGGTTTGTGTCGGCTTGGCTGAAGCTTGCCGCCGGCACCGGCCGGCCGTCACTGGCGGCGATCGCGGTGGAGTCCGGGCTGTCGCGACGCGACACCTCCCGGCTGGCCCGAGACCGAGAGACGTTGGAAGCCGTACGCAGAGCCCGGAACGTGGAGACGAGGCGTGCAGACCCAGCAGCTACTACTGCCTGACCTGGCAGCGGAAGCGGACATGGAACTCGTTGCTGTCGAGCACGAGGCCCTGACGTCCTGCAAGAAGCTCAAGGAGCTGTCGGCGACGCAAGTCCGGTTCGTGGTTGTGTACCTGCTGGCGGATCCGCAGAAGACGTCGATGGCGGAGCTGGCGGAGAAGGCCGGCACGTCCCGACGCCAGGCGTACCGTTGGCTGAACGACACAACCGTGCAGATGGCAATGGGGGAGGTAGCGCAGCGGGTCTGCGGAATCGGCTTCGTGCGCCTGGCCAACAGTATCGGCATGCTGGCCGAGAAGCTTGCGGCCGACCTGCTGAGCGGCCGCAAGACCAAGCTTGAGTCCTGGGAGCAATGGCTGGCGACCGTGGCACTGCGCCGCGCCGGCCTGGACGCCGGCAACCATCGCACGATGGGGATGAAGATCAACCCGAAGGGCGGAGGGTCGGTCGAGGCCTTTGTCAGCGAGGGGTTTGTTCCGGATCCGGACGGCGAGGCGGCGGCAGCCGCCTTCGTCGAGAGGCTGCGATCAGAGCAGCTTGAGCGGATCGGGGGCACGCTTCGGCCGGGCTGGGAGCAGGGAACCGGGCACGATGCGCCAGGCGGCGGCGAGACGGCTCCGGAGGGAGCGGACGAAGGCGGTTCGGAGGGTGTCTACACCCCTGGATGCGAGGAACGCGGGGAGGGCGACGCCTAATGGATAGCAGTACGAAAATCGAGCGAAACCGGCTAACAAAACTGGTCAAACCGCGGGGGTTTCCGAGCAAGGCGCCGCACTCCCACGGCTCAGAAGGCCGTAGCGGTAGCCTCAAAACCAGTGTAGTGTGTCCTAAATTGTGTCCTGGATTACCGGTCGGACGTCCGCCCTTTCCGGGACACAGTGGGCGTCGCGCCCCCCTCCCCCGCCCCCCTGCTGGCAGCCGAAATCGAGAGGGGGGGGGTACGGGGCCGCGGCGGCTCGCGGGCCGGCACCCATCGTTAGAGTCAGGGGCTCTCTCCCCGTGCATTTTGCACCGGGGACGGTCCAGTCAGAGTAACGCGTAGGAGCTCTCAGAAAATTTTGAAATTTTGCAGAAGCGGGCGGGTCTGATCAACCTGTCTGTCGGGTTCCCCCGGGGGCTATGTGGCGGCCACAGCTACATGGCCCCTTTTGCTTTTCAGGAAGCAACATGGTCGCAGCGAAAACACAACCAAACGGGCCAGCCTCGATCACGGACGCGGATCTCGCGGCCTTCGTGGCCGAGTGGACACCGCGGTCCATCTGTGAGTGCTGGGATCCGGTGTACGTGTACCAGTCGCACAAACGCACCGTGACAATTCACTTCAACGAGATCGTCGACGAACGGCGCCTAATGCGGATTTCGGCTGTGTGCGAGCGTCATTACCTGCGGAGTCTGGCCGCGCAACAAAGCGCGTACGTCGAAATGCGTAAAGGGGCAGTGCCGGAATTCGCGGCAATCGTCGAGTTCGAGCGGGCGCTGTGCAAGAAGGACCTGTACTACCTAGCCAAGTACATCCTCGGGTATGATCGGCTGAACTTCCACTTGCACCGGTTCATGGCCAGCTCGGTCGAAAACCTGCCGCCGGGGTATCGGGGCTTGAGGGAATTCCCGCGGGACTCGTACAAGTCGACGGTGATGACGATAGGCCGGGCCGTGCAGCGCGTTCTGCAAGACCCGGAGGTGAGTATTCTGCTGAAGAGCAACAACGAGACGAACATCTCCAAGAAGCTCGAAGAGATCAAGAACCACTTCACCCCCAGCACGCCCGACACTGCCCCGGACAAGCGGAAGCGGCTTCCGGAGTTGTTCCCGGAGTTCGCGATCAAGACGGCCAAACAGCGGGGTTCCGGCGCCTGGTGGAAGTGCCCGGCTTCGCAGGCGGTCCAAGAGGACGGTACGCTGGTTGCATCCGGCTTGACGGGGAGCAAGACCAGCCAGCACTATGACGAGATCTGGGCGGATGACCTTTGGGACAAGGATACGGTTTCGGACAGGGAAAAGGCGGCACAGGTCAAAGAGCAGATGCAGTTGCTTGAGGATCTGCTCGCCTCCCCCGGTACCGGTATCGTCTGCTACACCGGCACGCGCTTCTCATACGACGATCCGACGGACACGCTGCGGAACAATCCGATGTTTCACTGCGTGGTTGTGTCCGGCATCCTCCCGAGCGGCCGGGCTCTGTTCCCGGAGAACCTTCCTCTGCGCTACTACTACGGCCGGGCCACGGCCACCGACGCGGGGGACGAAGAGGACGTCGGGCTCTACGTGTTCAGTTGTCAGCACATGCTGTCGCCGAGACGCGAGGGGATGGGGTTCAGGAGAGAATGGCTTGGGCGGCGAGACCGCTACGCGCGCCTGTCCAGCCTCGCGAAAGAGGGCAAGCTGGCCTTGCGTCGGGTGATCCTGATCGATGCCGCGGTAGCCGGCAAGGCCAGCAGCGACAACATCGCGATCTTGACGGTGGCGCTCGACAGCAACAAAGACATCGGGGTTATCGACTACATCCGAGAGAAGATGTCGCCGAGCGACTTTTTGAACGAAGTCTGCCGGCAGTGGGACAAGTGGCATCCGGATTTCGTGGTTCGTCAGAACGCCGTGCTCGAGACAACCCTCATGTCCTTCGTTGCGGACAGAAACAAGGAACGCAAGGAGAAGGGCCTCTCGCCGGTCAAATTTTACAACTACCGCCTTCGGAAGCGGGAGAAGAAGGCGCGTATCACGGCCAGTCTTCAGCCCCGGCTGCAGGCCGGCCAGATCTGGTTCGACGAGGATCTGCCTCATCTGCGCGAGCTGATGATCGAATTCGAGCGCCATCCGGGCAGCTCGGTTGACGACGGCCTGGACGCGCTCAGCGAGTTGGATGACAAGAGGGTCTGCCGCTTCCCGGAGTTGAAGTTGGTGCCGGTACCGGAGCCGGAGAACCTGCTGCCGGACAAAGAATCGTTGTGCCACCCGGAAGCGATTGCGCGGCGCCAGGCAGCCGCGAAGTACTTCGCGGAGAAAAAGAAGAAGAAACCGAAAGGCCACCCGGGCCGGGTCGCGGCCTGATGTCACTAAAGAAAGGCAAGTAGGCGCATGTCATATGAATTGCCCAAACAAACGGTCTGGCGCGACAGAAGGCTGATGAGCGTGAGTCGCATGCGCGCCCACGGGTATCGCGCGCCGAAGCCGCAAAGCCGGCCTGGACGCGTAGGGCCGCTGTTCTGGAATGGGCGGCGCACGGTAACGGAGCGGTAGGATGGACGAGCTGATCAAGATAGCCGGTTTCGTTTGTCTGGTGCTGTTGGCACTGGTGGAAGCCGCCGTGGTTGTGAAGCTGTTCGGCGGGGTGGCGCCGCGGATCGGCCGGAAGTTGGCGAAGCGGGAAAGCGTGGACGACAGAACGAAAAGCGAACACGAACGGGTCGGGAAGATTGACGCATGAGACCGGATCCGGATAACACGACAAAGAACGCGCTGCTGGTCGAGGACCTGGAAGTCAAGTACCAGCAAGCCAACGAGCGGTACCGCAAGATCGTGGCGGACGCGGAAATGAGTCTGGCGTTCCTGAGCGGGAACCAGTGGATCGAGTATAGCTGGAGCAAAGGGCTTCTGCCGGTGGGCAACGACAGCGGGGAACGGCGGGAAACCGATAACCGGATGGAAAACGCGTTTCATCGGTGGTTCCACGAGAAGTTCAAGGAAAAGCCGGTTATCACGTGCTTCGAGGGCGGGGCCGAGTTGCGGGATGCCGAGTCGGCGGCCGCGGCTTCGGCGATGTGCGACTACTGGGAAAGCAACAATGGCTGGCGCCAAGCCCGGCAGTGTCAGGTTTCCTGGGCCGCCGTGGCGGGGGTTGGATACGTGGCTCCTCTGTGGAAGCAGAATCGGCGGAGCCCCGGTGTGCGCAAGACGTTCGAGATGAGCGACAAGCCGGTCGAAGGTTCGGGGGGCGGTCTGACCTTCGTGCTGGAACGGGAAGTGAGCGACTACCCGGCCGACGTGGCCTTCGAATTCTACAATCCCTTGCAAACCTACCTTTTTCCGCTGGACGTGAGTACGTGGGACAAGGTGGAGGGGATCCTGACCGCAGACGTGGTGACCTACGATTGGCTCGACGCCAACTTGGACATGGATGAGCCCGAGGAAGCGCTCCAACCCATCGACGGGAAGGGGGTCAACCGGGAGGCACTGGAACGGATCAATCGGTTTGTGTCGGCCGACTTCGGGCTGTCGGCGATTCCGAAGACTGACGAGAAGCGGTATCTGATTCTGCAGTGGTTCGAGCGGCCCACCAGGACGCATCCGGATGGCCGCTATGTGCTGAGCGTGGGCGGTGAGATTCTGAAAGACGAATCGCTGCCGTACGTGAAGGAAGCCCGCAGCGTCGACCCCGGCGACAACTACAACATCACGATGGGGATCATTCCGTACTTCCCGAAGGTCTTTCCGGGGCGGCTGATTCCGCCCTCGCCTGTCGGTGGCTGGCGCGAGCCGCAGATCCGACTGAACGAACTGCTGACCGACCAGAAGCGGAACCGGGACACGGTTGGCCGCAACTTTCTGCTATACGACAAGGATGGGCTGCCGGAGGATGCGTTCGGCGATTCGTACGGAGAAACCATCGGTCTCGATGCTGCAACAAACGATTTCACGCCGCAGTTCATTCAGGGGCATCCTCTGATTGGCATCGAGGCGGAGCTGAACCGGGCCGCGATGAACTTCAACGATCAGACGGGCCAGACGGAGGTTCGGCAGGGGCGGAACCCGACGCAGGCCCGGGCCGCGTTCCAGTTGGACATCTTGCTCGAACAGTCCATGCAGCTTACCAATGCGGAGGTCGATCAGCTCGAGTTGTGCTACGAAATGCAAACCCGGCTGGTCCTGGCGATCGCCAAGGCCCGGTATAGCCCGGAGCGGATTGTGCAGATCGTGGGTCGGGATCGAACGAACCAGGGGCTGATGTTCACCAAGGCGGTCATCAACACCGACATCCGGATCCAGAAGGGGAGTATGCGGCCGCGGAACCACGCGCTGCGGGAGGCGAAGCTGTGGGAGATGTTCGAGAAGGGCGCCTTCATCGACAAGGCATCGGGCAAGCCTGACACGGAGTTGTTCCTCTCGCTGATCGAGCTGGGGAGCATGAACCGGAGCATGTCCCCGTCACAGCGGCAGAAGAAGCGCGCGTTGGAAGAAGACGTGCGGATGCTGCTGTACAAGGAGCCTATCAAGCCCTTTGATCACGAAGACCAAAATATCCACATAGAGACTCACCGCGCCTCGATGGCTCGGCCGGAGTGGTATGACGCGGGTGACGACGTGAAGGCCTTGATGATTGCGCATATCGAGGCGCACAGGGATATAGAGGCGGAGCAAGCCGCTCCGGGGGCGTTCATGGATACCGACCCGGTTGCCGGTTTGGTTCCGGAGTTGTCGGGTGGGGCGCGCCAAGGCGCGCCCATGATGCCGGCGGCGCCGGAAGCCGGCATGCAAACAGGAACAGGCACAGGAGCAATGTGAGGTAGTTATGCGGTACAACGTGTTCAATCCGACCGGCAAGGTGATCAGGGAGCATGTCAAGGGTGAGGAGATTGTGATCCAGCCCTTGAGCTGTGCGAGCGTGACCGAGAAGAAGACCAAGGCGATCATGGCGCTGCATCCCGAGTTGACCCTCGGGCACACGGGGCAGTACGCCGACCAGGACCTGGCCGTGCTCCGGACGCTCAAGAAAGACCAACTGCTCGAGGTGGCGACGTTGCTGGCCCGGAACGTACCGGTCAACCTGCAGGACTACGTGCCGAAGAAGGACGTAGAGGAAAAGGACAGCGATACGGACGAATAGCCGCCCTCCCGGGGCGGACGCTTTCGGCCGCGGCGAAACGCGGTCAGTCGACGGGCGCCGGTCGCATCGAGGCGCAGGGCTCGCTCCCCACAATGAGCAGTCGACGGCACCGGTCGTAACGAGGTGCGCAAGAACGGAAGGACGGAAGGCATGGCAAAGAAAAATCAAGGCGGTGCGGAGAACGCAAGTGCGGAGAACGCAAGTGCGGAGAACGCAGGTGCGGAGAACGCAGGTGCGGAGAACGCAAGTGCGGAGAACGCAAGTGCGGAGAACGCAAGTGCGGAGAACGCAAGTGCGGAGAACGCAAGTGCGGAGAACGCAGGCGCGGAGAACGCAAGTGCGGAGAACGCAGGTGCGGAGAACGCAGGTGCGGAGACCGCAGGTGCGGAGACCGCAAGTGCCGCCGGCGACCTGAAGAAGGCACTGAGCGCGGCGCGGGCGGAGCTGAGGATACAGAGGTCAGAGAACGAACGGCTGAAGACAACGGTCGGGAAGCGGTTCCCGGCAGAGGGTAAGCCGCCGGAAGACAAGGCCCTTGACACCTCTCCGTTCACCATCACGCAGGAAGATCTGGACAAGAGCGACGTTGAGGCGATCAACAAGAAACAGACAGCTCTTATCGAGGCCGTTTCGCAGCAGTCGGCACAGGCGGCAGTTGATTCGATGCGCCACGAGAGCCAGGCCAAGTCGACGGTGGACGATCTGCTCTCGCGCTACGAGATCTTCGCGGATGCCGACGAGGAACTGGCGACCGCGGCCGAAACGCAGGCGCTGTTGCGGTTGAACTCCCTTCCGGACAAGGCGGGAATGGCTGAAGTAGAGGCGACCGTGGAAGCGGTCGTGAAGCAGTTCAGCCAATACAAGGTGGCGAAATCCAAGAACGACGCCCCGGAGTCTGGAACGCACCCGCTGGCAGTGGGTGCTGGGACTTCCGAGGCTGCTCACATGCAATCAAACGAGCCGCGCCCCAAAAGTGACAAGGAGGCGAAGGCTCTCGGTTCCAAGCTGGCCAGAAGGATTGCGAAAGCGAAGGGCCTGCTTTGGGATTAACCCAAGGAGATTGAACGATGGCTGTTGGCATCACCGACATTGTGAATGTGTTTTCGGACTTTTCCGGTCCGATCATCAGGGAGGCGTGGTTGCCTCGGATCTATGACGTCGCTTTCGACCCGAAGCGCAGTTGGTTCTGCAGCCGGATCGAGCGTTCGTCAGAAGGCATCGAGGGGCTGGACGTCAAGATTCCGTTCCTGACGGCCCTCCCGTCGAGCTGGCGCGGCATGACCGAGCTCGGGTACACGCCGAGCGGTGGCAAGCTGACGTCCGAAGACATGGAGTTTTCGCTCCAGTGCAGTGCCGCCAGTGCCATGGTCTCGCACAAGCAACTGAAGGGCACCAAGCTCCGGGCCTCGAAGATGAAGAATCTTCTGGACCGGCAGATGCAGTTTCTCGCGACCACCTTCCCCTACTACCTGCGGGCGCTGTTGTGGACTGCCAGTGGCAGCTACAAGGCGATGGGGAAGGCCGCCAGTATCAGCGGCAACGTGGTGACGCTGGACAACGTGGGGCTGTGGAACACGGTTGCGAAGGACCGTGCCAAGCTGTTCGAGCCGGGCATGGTCGTGCAGGTGTACCGCAGTACCGCGAAGGTCGGCGAGCCCGTGACCGTGAGTGCGGTCAACAAGGGCACGGGAACGGTGACGTTGGACAGCGACCCGGGGGTTGCGGACAACGATACGTTCGTGCCGGCCGATCTGGGCGGGCTGGACGTGCCTTATCTGACCTTTCCCGGCATCCTGGACGTGATCGACGACGACAACACGTTCCAAACCGTGGACCGGTCCGCGGCGGCCAATGCCTGGGCCAAGGCGATTATGAAGGACGCGACCAGCGAGACCTTCGGGTATGAGCTGTTCAGCGAGTTCTTCTACGATTGCTACAACGCGCCCGAGGCGTTCACGCATCCGGAAGTCGTGCGCCGGTACTTCAAAGACGAAATCCGCGAGAACGTCCGGTTCACGCCGGGCGGGACGTACGAGGATGGTCACGAGTTCGTGCAGATCGACAACACCAAACTGTTCGGCGAAGACGACTGTGACCGCGACAAGGTCATCGTACCCGACCTGACAAATATGAAGATTGCCGACCTGGGCGCGATGGAGAACCTGTTCGACGCGGGTTGGCAGCAGATCGCCGGACGTCCGCTGGTCGAGTACACGGTTGCCTGGTGGGCGCTTCTGTACGGGATCGACTGCCGCAAGATGGGCGCCATGACGGCTGTACCGCAAGCAGCGTAGTTTCTCAATCGCCTTTCGGCTCCGGGGCAGACTCGAAACTGACGCCCCGGAGCTGAAGGCCAACACCGACAACAGGAAGGAAACAAACGGACATGAGGCAGCCGCCGGCGTACATCGAACAGGCACTGAGGCAGTATTGCCCGGAACTCGGTTTGGAGTGGTCCGGCCGGGTGAGGGCCTGGTATGTGACGTACGGCGGCCGTCGCCTCTTCACCCTGCAGCGGGGCAACGCTCCGATCGTGGAACTCGATGGCAACAGGGAAGAAGTCCTGGCAATCGTGATCCGTGCGGACAACTGGCGGGATGGTCCGGACCGGCTCAAGGGCATGGCCCGGGCCGCGAAGGAACGCGAGTATCAGGCGCGAGTCTCTTCAGCCGCCGCAATGGCGGAAGCCGGTCGGCACGGTAACGACATGGCCGGGGTCTTCGCCCGCGGCGGAGCGAAGCCGTTCGTACACATCCAAGGCAATCCGCTGGCCGTAGCATAGGGCTGGCAACAACCGGAAAGGGGGCAAAGTAAATGCTCCAGGATCGAATCTTGTTTGAGGTAACCACGGCGGCGGACATCAGCACCAAAACCACGCAGACCGTGGAGCTCGACGATGAACTCGGCCTGACGGCCGCGAACATCGCCGACATG